TAGTTTTTGTTTCGATCGTTCTAGATCGTGGCCAAACTTGTGAATTTCCCCTGTCATTCCGAGCGTATTTACGCAAGGGCATCCATTTTTGATTACTCCATAACTTTTCTGGTCATCTCAATCTCATGGGAAAAGTCTCCCTAGACCTACTAGGTTAAGAGTAATCGAATCTTTACTTCTTCCCTCCCGCTAACTCCTTAGCCTTTTCTGCTTCGGTAGTTAAAGCGCGGACCTTCTTAAGATTATTCATAATGCGACCATCAACATCCTTATTAACAATCTGTCCATCAAACTTCTTAACAGGACAATTAGCCATATTCAACTCAAACTTACCAGGCTTGCTAAACTGACCCTTGGTAATAAAGTTAAGATAGTCTAAATTGTATGCCATCGTTTCGTTATGGTTCACGTTAAGGAAAACAAACGCTCCCTTATGCGGACCGTCAATAACTTTATGTACAAACATAGTAACTTTATATCCTGCATCTGCCTGTTTATCTTCGATCTTAGTTAATTCAAGACCGTGATATCCTGGACTAATGGGCTTAGCAAGAAGCTGGATTTCAGGAGTGATTTCAAATAAGCTCATTCTTTTACTTCCTCTTCTTCTTGGTTGGTGTAACATCAACGGATTCAATTTTGGAGCTGGTTAACATACGATCGACCGCGACCGTTTCTTGTCTACTATATCCACCAGTATCTGCATCCTTATATACAATTTGAGAAGTAACCTTTTCAACTACACGTTGCATAGAGATAGTCTTATCGCGGAACCATTTAACATTAGTGAAACAAGCTTGTAACTTTTCTCCTTCATAAACACGCAAGGCATAACCTTCTAAACGACCAATAGATTTAGCTTCTCCTTTAGCTGCGTATGGAACATTGGGACCATAAGTCATCTTACAAGTATCGCTAACTTGAATTAAAAATTCTCCAAGATCATCTTCACCTACAATAGTTCTCATTACCTAAACCTCAGTATGCGAAGAAGGAACTTCGCGTTTGGGATCTTCTGTTTGCTTATTTGAAACCTTTTCTAGAAGTTCAAGTTCAGTAGTAAGATACTTGAGTAATTGCTTACCTTCCTTAACTAAGTCATCTTGAGCGGTTACATTATTATACTTCTTAAAGACATTAAAAGCCTTATCTAAACGTTTAATTGCTTCCTTCGGATTAGCTGGTGGCTTGAATTGCGGCTTCTTCATTCTTTTCTACCTCATCAAATGGTCGTGAGGACAAATAACGATGTGGAATAGGATCGGCAGTTTCACAATTACCTTCACATATTAATTGAACGATAGCTTCCTTATCTTCCGGTACGCCATGTCCATATTGACGTGGAATTTTACAAATAGTACAAAAGTATATGCACGCACCGTCTCTAAACTGTGATAGTCTATTCATTATTAACTCCTTCTGCTTCTTTCCTAGCGGCATTTACAATGCTCCATACTGAAGGTGATGGATTGTTGTAATCAAATGAGTAATCTATCTCACTGGGGAGAGGTAATTTAGTACGAACGAAATCACACTCCTCTGTTATTACTGTATACAATCTCCTATGTGGTTTCTCTCCTTGCTCAATATTTGGAATAGCTTGAGCATTCCATACTTCATCAAAGTAAACAGGGATCTTATTACCAATCTTTGTACCTCCTGTCATTAATTGTTTAGTAACTTTAGTTCCTCCTCCTATTCCTCTAGCACGATCGGCTTTAGTAGACATGACTTCTCGTTCGGTTATTACCATATGAGCAGTTAAGATTACGTTACAGGGAAGTAATTGAACGTCTGTAAATAAACTTGATAGGAACATAGATTCTCCTAACCATTCAGGTAGATCAGGTATTGGAACTATACCCATAGATTTTCCTTCTTGTGGTCTTTGATTAAGACCATATTTAATAGATGCGTCTGCAAGAGAAGTGAGACTATCTTGCGTAAAAGTACCTGGTTCACCTGTTTTAGGATTAATGGGAGGCCTATTTAAAATATCTCGTAAGTTACCATACGTAGCATCGAAGCCTCTGGTCTTTGCTTTAATGTATTGTATGTTAACCATATCTTCGTAGTCAAAATCGTCATATTTTTCTATTTGTTTTAAATGTATCTTATCTTTCATTAGATACTTAAGAGTATGTACCTTTCCATCACTATCATTTACTATATGTGGTTTAGGCCAATCATAATAGATACAAGTTTTACCACTTCCTGCTTTGCCTACTATGATTACACGAATGGGTTCGAGCATAGTTATTTATCATAAACCTTATGTACTGCTACTAATATCTTCTCTGTTAATCCTATAGTTTCTTCTACACTTAAGTTTGGGAAACGGTCCTTAAGGATTTTGGCTATCTCTTGAAGTAGGCTCATTTATTTTCTCCTCTCAACCTCTCCGCTTCTGCTTTAAATGGTTCATTACGTTTCTTCCATGCGTTCTTAACTGCTTCATTTAACCAAGATGGTCGCAAATTATAACTCTCTGCTTTCTCTAATAACCATAATAGATAATCAGCAGGTAGATCAGCTAATTTAGTTCCTTTATATTTCCCCCAAGGCATAGATGGATCAGAGATAGGACTAGTATCGAATTCGGTCATGAATTTTCCACTTCTTTAAAAACTTTACATCCACAACCATTTACTTTACAATGTTCAATAAAGTTGAAATGTCTATAAGCTACGTGTAAACACGTACATTCCCTGTAACAATTTGGATTATTTTTTGGATTCATTTCCTATCTAACTGTTCCTCACATAGACGTAACTGTTTAGCAAGAGATTCCATATAAAAAACCAATAATAAAACCAATAACAGCAAAAATAACACGGGCTTCATATAAATGTTCACTGTTAACAAGTCTCATTTAAGTCTCTCAATAACTTCCTCTACTTCCTTCATATCTACATCCTCCTTTTTCCTGCACGTTTTACATTTTGGTTGCTTAATTAGATCAGTAGGGTCTTGTACGATTAAAGGTACATCGCATTCATTACATAAAGTCTCACGACCAAGAAGTAATTGAGGATCTATAGTATGTGAGCAACCTTTAAGTGTACACTTGTAGAGATTATATTTATTCTTACCTAACTCTACTCGTGTTAACTTATGGGGACCTTTATGCTTCATTTAGATCCTATTTTTCCCTCGCCACGATTGAAACGATCTTCTACGCGGCTCGCTGTTTGATATTCCATACTACGTAACATTTCACCTTCTCCTGCTAAAGCCGGCCCATTGATAGCATTAAACTTCTTAATATATTCCTCGCGGACCTTCATAGGATCTTGCAAATATCTAGTAAGTTCTACTGCCAATTTAGTAGCATCATCAAATACAAATGTCATGCAACCTGCTTTTACAATCCATCCATTGGATACTTGACTGATTCTAAGTTCTTCCATTCTTTCTCTTACCTCTTGTGGACTTCTGATTTCTGATCTTTCTGGATCTAACCAAGTACCTTCTACATTAAGATGATAAGGTATTCTAAATGAGCTATCATTAAAATATTCTTGTTGGTTTCTAGAGAAAAACTTAAGATCTCCTGCATCTGGATCATATTTATTTTCCTTCATATACTTTCCCCTTCAACTTCTTCCTATCATACAATTCAACATGTACATAATCTTTATCTAATATATCCGGCCACATAGATTCAGGTTCTTTACATACATCTCTAAATCCACATCCACGCCTATATAAAGTATCACAAGCGTAGAAATTGGGGACCCATTCATCTTTCTCGTAGCTATCTAATATCTTTGCTGCTTTCTTTAATGTCGTGCGGACCCACCAAGCGAGGATTACATTAGAGTACGAGAACATTGTACGATAGAATTTCTCCACAGGTTTCTTAGTTGTTTGGAATCCTATTGCGTTCCTTTCGATCCTATTAGATCCTGTTAGAATACAATAACCCATGAACTGATTAGAGAGTTGAGAAGGAGTATATTTAGCTTTCTCACTCTTATGATCTACAGGTACAATAGTATCTTGCTCTCGTCGAGTATTCAAATCCTGAGTACCTTCATACAAGATAGTATAATCATCATCTTCGTATAGTACTTTAGATAAAAGTTCCTCTACAGATATAATCTCGAACTTATCACGGTCCTGATAGAACTGTGTATATTCATGAAATGTGCTTATGCAAAGATCAATATCTTCTACCAAGAGACCGTTAATGGACATTGCACTTACTTCAAATTTCTTTACTGCATTAGTTACGTTATCGTTGAAGTCTAAATTGTTTTTCTTACCATTATAATAATCTGCTAAGAGTTCATGTATCGCTAATCCGCGAGCTAAGTTAGATGGTTTAGATTGCTCTCCGACTTGTAAGTTAACTACGCGATTGTAATTTAATGGACACGCTTCATACTCCTCTAAATAATGAGCTGTAAGCCTAAGTATTTTCCTTGGCATGGTTATCAATCTCCTTTATGATCAGATTAAACTCTTCAATAACTTTATTCAATTTAGATTCTGCATTGCGTAGTTCATATCGACAGTCACGACCGTTAAGTAACTCATTCTTAGCACCATAAAGTAATGTAGCTAAATCATGTGTATCATCTAAACATTTAGAAACTTGTTCACGGAGATTGGACATTGATATCTTCCAAATACTGTAATGCGGCCCATGCAGCGATCTTAACTAGATCCATTCTATCATGTTTAGCTCTATATCGGACTGCCTTATAAACAATCTCTCCTAAAGCGTGACCGGGAAAGTTAGCATTAGTAAATGTCATAAGTTCATTTTTATAATCATCTATTCTTATATTATCTGAATAACCCTTTTCCTTAGCTGTAGGTCCTAATATGTCTACAATTAAATCTAAGAAATCTGTTAGTACAACTTTACCTTTCTCATTCATCAATTCCCCTCCTTCTTAACGATTTCAGAGATAACATTTATAAAAGCTTCTCTATCTAGATTGGATATGTACGAACTAAAAGGTTCTCCCTTGTATTTTGTTGTAGAAGTTATTACTATAATGATTGCTACGTTATCAGGTAGGTGACGTTTTGCTAGACGACTTATACGTTTTAGACTTTTGTGGATATCTACTTCGGGTTCTATGTTAATGTCCTTCTACAGAAAGATATGTACTAACTATCCTCATCATATCTTCTCTAACAGCATTAGAAATGTATAGTACCCAATCGTTAGTAGGAGAATTAGCGTCTCCAAATGGTGCTAAAAATATTGCAAATGCCATACCTTTAGGTAGTTTACTATCTAAATCTTTGGCATGTTGTCTCATAATTTCTTGTATATCTTCTGGTATAGAAACGCGCATAGTAGATATCATTTATGCTCTCTTTCCATCTATACTTCCGATACTAAAATGGTTTCCGTCTACTTTCCTAAATCTACCTCCCCATCTTGCCCTGATATGTAAGCTTTCCCAAAACTTACCCATAACTATGTAGACTGGATGAAAGCTATCTTCTATATAAACTCCATTAACATCTAGTAAGATATCTCCTGCACATCTTTCATAATGTCTAGATCCGATCATATGACCTTTCTTATCGGGACGGTTAAAATCGTCTAATCGTAGCTCTACGGATTTATACTCTTTCCAATCATTCTCGTATACGAAGTTAAGTAAACGACTTATACAATGAGCAAATAGTTGTTGATCTAATAATTCTTGAGAGGGTTTCTTAGCCATTGTTTACCTTTAGAATTGGTCCTATATTAACAGCTTTAACACTTCTAATATCAGAAGGATCCACATTATATTTATTTTCTAAAATATCAATTGCTTCTGCTGCACTATTTGCTTCTACGTAATCAGTTTGTTTTGTAGTTAAAGTTTCTGATTTAATCTTAAATATATAAAGTTGCATAGTTACTTCACAATCTGTGCAAATAAACCAACCTTGCCAGAGTCCAAAGTACGAGTAGCAAAATCCCATGCTCCTTTAGGAAGATTAGCCTGCGACCGTCGAAGAAACTGTGCGATACCGCTCGCTTGTGTAGTCTTATCAAACTCTGCAATAAGAAACCACTGCTTCTTCTTAGTAACTGCAGAAAGTGCATCAATATACTTGCTAGTCTTCTCAAACTTCTTAGTAGGAAGCTCATCAAATGCGACCGGCTTAGAAAGGATACCATCAGTGTTCTTCACAGACTTCTTTGCTCGTGCCATTTCTTTTTCTCTCTTTCTTTTTAACGAAGTGAACTTGGAGGATAGGTAAAACCAAATATTTCTTTTTCAGTCTTAACAACTTCTAGCAAAGTAGGCATCTCCCTAATAGCATTTCTAGACTCTGCTACCTCTACGAAAGCATCTGCAATGTCAAAACAACGCTTAACTAAATCTTTAGGTACTTGAAGCTTAAATTGTCTACGTCCTGCGCTATCTTCTCCATCTTCTTGTCCTGCAACAGCGCCAAAGTGATCTAACAAATGAAGCGCGATACGGGCGCGGGCTTCTAGTGTAAAATAATCATTCTTAGCAAGAACAGGATCTGCCCAATACTCAGCCATTTCTTTCTTCTCCTAAGTTGCGAGTGAAACGTTGTCAGGACCAGACTTCTTTATCCACTTACCATCCTTATATATATAATCTTTTCTAATAGTTTCGAAATCTTTTTGTGTATGACTATGCATTAAAACAGCAGAGTAAAGTAAGGCTTCTCTATGTCCAATTAGACGAGTAACTTCCCACTGTAACTTTCTAACTTCCTCTATAGTTTCATTATAAATTTTATAGAAAGTATTATATGTTTCTATTTTTCTTTCGATAATTTCTTTCAATTCTTTAACTTCATCCTTTAATAAAATATTATCTTCTCTTAACTTTTCATTAACAGTCTTTTTCATTACTTTAACTCCTAAGCTTTTTCTGTCAGTAATTTCTCGAGACGTTCTCTAACTTTAATTATTTCGCTAGCAAGTTCAATTGATCTATTGGAATCCATAGTCAAATCAGCATGATCTGCATCATTTAAAAGTTTACATAAACTTTCTGCTTCTTGACGAATTACTTGATCTGTATTACTCATCTATTATTCTTCCTCATCCTCCTCATCTTCAAAATCATCATCATCTTCATCATCTAGATCCTCGTCATCGTCATCATCATCGTCAATATCTTCCTCTTCTACTTCTTCATCTGCAAGATATGTCCTATCTTCATATTCACTCTCCAAATGACTATCTTCTACTTCGCAAAGAAGCTTATGTATCATAGTACCCTCTTCTAAAGCATCAAGTTGCTCATCACCAATAAACTTTTTCATACCAATACAACCTCACCTTTCTTGAGCTTTCGCTTTGATTTATTAACGGACTTGATTAACTTGCGACCCTCTTCTGCAATTAAGTCCATTAAATCTGTAACTATCTCGTCGCTATCTCCCCACAGACCGCCATAGAAATCTTTATCTCCATGTGTTCGCTTCAATTCTTTACGCTTAACTTCTACTAGATTATCGAACCATCCATCTAAAGTTCCTAGAAGTGTAAGATATGTAATAAAGATATTTATAATACCAAACTTCTCTCTAAGTTCTTTAGCTAAATCTCCTAGTCTAGAGAATCTACCTTCCGGCTGTTCTTCTCTAGGAGGATTAAATTGCCTCTCTACCATAAGCGCATCAAAACAAAGTTGTAAGTTAATTCCTTCTCCTGCTGCTTGTGTAGAGGCAATCAATAATCTATCTAATGGATCTTTAGATGGCCAACCTCCATTAGCTGTGCAACGACCTACTAATTGATTTCTAACATCCTCATTCATACCACCACGAATTATAAAAGGATCGTTAATATTTATCTTGCCGGTCCTTATTAGTTCTCGGACACCATTGATTATCCCTTCCGCGACCGTTTTGTGATGTACGAAGACCGTTAATTTACGATCGGGATTATCCGTTAAGAATTCTTCTATAAAATCTAAAGCATATGGTATCTTAATATCTCCTACTAGATGCCTAAGCCGCATCATACTCGCGCCCATAGATCGCTTAGCATCTGCATAAGGTACTAATGAATCTTCGCTAGTGGTTGCATCATATGCTTCTACATATTTCTTCATTTCCTCCATATATGCCTTTTGCGCTTTACTATCTTCTATTTGTACATATCTATGGTTCCTAACAATCCCTGGTAAATCTTTAGCTACATCTTCTCTCTTATGTCTAATTACGATATCATCAGTTAATGCTTTAAATGCCTTCTCATAGTAAGGAGATATCCCGCCCTTTCTTAACTTCCCGCCACTAGTCTCTACCCAATTCATCATATGAGTTAGCATTTTCTTGTCAGGAAAACGCTCTGGATTAATAATATGCAACATTGGAAAGTATTCTTCTAAATTATTATGGATTGGTGTAGCAGATGTGCCGAAAACATAGGGGATACCTTTAGAGAACTCTACGATTGCTTGTGTTCTCTTACTATCCCAATTACTAATCAGTTGGCATTCATCGAGGATCATTAATTTAGGTGATATTAGATCCTTTAATTCTCCTATCCTTTTAGCAAGATCGTAGCTAATGATCCATACATCTGCATCTGGATCAATAAAATCTTCACTTGTTCTAATAATCTTAGGATATAAATCGAGCGCGCCAAAAAACTCCTCAAGAAATTGTATCTTAAGTGTTGTTTTGCAGAATACAACTACAGGAAGTAGCTTATCTCTATGCATGAAAATAGATAAGAGTACGCTTAAAGTCTTGCCTAATCCTGTATCATCTGCACACAAGCAGCGAAAACCATTATTCTCAAAGAAGTATGCGTTCTCTGCTTGATAGTTACGCGGGACGCGACCATCAACAAAGACTAATTTTTCTATCTCTGCTATATTCATTGGTCGTGGGAAATAGATAGGTAATTGGTTGGGTTCGAATAGATTGTTTTGATATTCTTCGTTCCAAGTAAATGGGTTTAAGCGCATAGTAAGCTTACCAAGATATTCTCCTCACATTGCCAACAAATAGTATCATCATATTTATTATGTACACAACCACCTTCTTGATCTTCCATTATATCTCTAAGTTCAGTAAATTTTTTATATATCTCTCTAGCTTGTTGCTCTGTCATAATGGGTGAGATCCTTCTATCATGAAATCACAACCTAAAGTACAGATTACTGTACCATCTGCTACTACTGCGTAAATAGTGTGACAATCATCACATTGATAATGTGTACCTAATAATAACTCCATACCTACTTGATAAGTAGGATATGAATTACCAGTTATACCACAACCTATACAAGTAACTTCGTGGGGTACAGTAAAAGTCTGCTTAGTTTCCTGTATATCCATGTTCTTTCCTCAAATGTGAGATGAACAATTCTCGAGCGAAGAAACTCATGATACAAGGTATACAATGAAATGGTCTATCTTTAATGAGTTTCTGCATTTCTTAGCCTTTCATATAGTAAACCTAATCCTGTAAAGATAGATAGTACGCTTTCTAAATATTCAGGAGGAGTTTCTAATAGTTTATTTGGTGCTCTAGTAAGGACAGCAAAAACTACGGCAGTTGAAGTGCTAGTAGGTTTATCTCCTGTTAATTTAGTTACATATCTGCTAGCAATTTCTATACAATCTTCCATAGTTTCTGAAACTATAACTGGATCTGCTTTTTCTATAAATAATCTGTATCGAGGATCCATTTTTAAATTACCTTTATCCAAGTAATTGCTAATTTAACTACACCACCAAGAGTCCATCTATTCTTTCCTATAAGAACCAACTTGCGATGTGGATCTAATCGTTTAACTGTACGAGTTAAAGCTTTACGTGCGTCAGAATATAATCTATAAGCCGTTGAAGTAGGTACATCATTAACTGTTAGTAAGTAAATCTTCTCCATATCTATTCCTCCTCTATTTCTTCACTACCACATTCGGGACACTTAGCATCATCTAGATCAGACGATGATCCTTCATATAAAGGATAGAATTTATCAGGAGTATCTTCATATCCACAATCCTTGCATCTAAGATTCATTACTTTCTCTCCTCTGTACAAAAGAAACACTTACCATCTTTATCAAACTCATGCTTATCACGTAGAACTTTATTAATAGAGATACATTTACCTACATTAAGAATGGACCTATAATAGAATCCACTCATAACCATTTCATCATTATCTTCAGCAAACTTACGCTCGCTAGCGATAGAGAATTTGTTTATGTCTACACTATTCGTCATCGTTATCACAATCCTCCTTAGAAATCCAATCAACACATGCCGCAATAGGCCAAAACAAAAAGCAAGGAATAATAGACCATAATGGTTGTCTAACGTGTTTGCAATAATTTATCTCGTCGCCAAAGTAAAGAAACGCTCCACCTAACCAGAAGAAGAAAAGATTCTCGTACATTTCTATTGTCTCCCTATTGTAATAGTAAACTTCGGTGGGTTTGGATGGTCGCGACCATAGTCGAGCCTAAAATGACATTTAAAACAGAGAAGCTTAAAATGATCTGGGTGTGCTAATATATCTTGTTTTACAGCACGATCTTTACCATTAACTAATTCTCGCTTCTTACCTATTAACTCTGTAGGTTTGATATGAGCGAATTCTAGATTAGGACGAAGTTCATTCTTATTTTTAGGCATTACTTTATACTTTAAAGTCTCTCCACATTCTTCACACTTATTGCCTCGAAGAGCGCGAAGTTTAGATAGGACTGAGAGTTTCATTTAAAAGTGGTCCCAGAGATCGGACTTGAACCGATAAGGATTTCTCCGGCAGATTTTAAGTCTGCTGTGTTTGCCAATTTCACCACTCTGGGAGAGAATTTATTTATACCTCATGATTAATTACTTGACTGAACGTAAAAGGCTTCCCTGCTTGATCTGCTTGGATTAGTTTATTCTCTAGTTCCTGTGACCATCGGGAACGAGAGCGAAGATAATGGATATTATTAGCAGTTTCATTATTTACTTTCAACTCATCCGCTAGTTTTGCTACGTACTTATTTACTTCATCATAGTGAGCATCCATTGCTTCTTGAAACAACTTCATAGCTTCCTCGTCATCTATTGGAATATTTACTACAAACGTCTCGTGTTCTGGATGGCTCATTTGTTTATCCTTTCAAGTAAGTACGAGGAGAGAGAGAAAAGATATAGTACATTTACCTCTTCTCTCTCCGGCTCCTACTTACTGTTCAGTTTTATTAGCAATCTGTTCTACATGCTTCGCGTCCTTCTTGGTCGCCATCTGTACTGCACCTACTAACTTTTGTGGTACACATTGAACAGTAACTTCCTCACCATCTTCTAGAACATTCTTATATTCCCCGCCACAATCCATATGCGTATGTGTATCTTCTGTACTGTTACAGGATTTAGATGAACCATAGAAGCAGATAAAAATCTTCATACTCTTAGAACATCGAGCGCACTGTACGAACCTACGATAACCGAGAGATTCTTGTAGTTCCTGTAGAGTTTCTTTTGTATTCTTAGATGTAGTTGCAGGAACATTCAGTAGTTGACGAAGATCAATCATTAAAGGAACATTAGCAGGAATTGCAGGGTTAAAAGTCTTTCTATTGTCACTCATTTGGTATTCCTCTTTCTAGGTTTACGCGTATTGAACTGAATAGTTTTTTGAACTTCTTTCTCTGGTGAAGTAAGAACGATCTCTCTTTTACCTAGCACTACTGACTTGTAGATTAGTGCTAGAAGTTTAGCTGAAGCGAGGTTCATTTGAACGATAATCTTTCGATGAACGCATTGTTAAGCTTACGAAGTTCTTGTAAGATCAAGTAAAGTAACGCCCAAATAGATCCTGCATAAAGTCCAATCAGAAAAAGCATATTATCTCCTTAAGCAAAAAGAATAACAATAGCTAGCAAAAACCACCAGAAACCAGATAGACCCTTATCCTCTCTCAAAATTCTGACCTTGTGAAGATAGGATACTGTTTGCAGCATAAATAGCATGCTGACTAAAATGTGATATGTTTACATTATAATATTTCTCATTAGATATATCTCCTAATTGTTTGAGAATCAACCTATTATCAAGGTAAAATACGATATTAGCATTTGCTCGTTCTGCAAGATCAGGTAGAACAGCAGAACGAATGAAGATAGTTGTTTTACTCTTTAGTGCTTCATTATCACTATCGGGACCGCGTAGTGCAGTGAGAATGTTCCACATATTATGTACTTCATAGGAGCGAGCATTAATTGCCCATTCATTAATAGCTTCCAGAATCTCTAGTGTAGTTGTTTTACTTGGGATTTCCATTTCTTTTTCTCCTAATTAGAAGTTAACCGGTTCACGACCATTTGGAAACTTTCGATTATGTAGGAAACGATCTGCTTGATCTTCGGATTCTTTTGTGTGATTTTGTTGGCAGCAACGTTCACAAATTATTGGTAGCGAGTTTAGTGATGGAATCCACGAAGTAGATATCATCGTCTTACAATCATGAAATTTACATTCACACTTGTATGCAGGCATTACTTACACTCCTTACAATTTAGATAAACAACTCCCCATTGTGCATGTTGCTGTACGTTACAACCTAACCAAATTTTATTACAACGTCCGCAAATGTGTGGATGCTTCATGTTAGTTTCTTTCCTTATTAATACGTAGACGCCAAAATGCGAGCATCCAAATAATACTTCCAAGATCTATTCTACTAAAATAGAAACAGCTATTTGGAAACCACATGAACTTAAATTGTCCAAGTTTCTTGCTCATTTATTTACCCTCCTAAGTACATTAATAGAGAGTAATAAACGCTTTACTACTCTCTATTATCTACCTAGGGAACGTTCTGTCCGAAATGGTATCCATTCATGTAATCACGTCTCATGCTATCGTCTTTTGTACTACTGTAACTTCTGTAACTCCCATCCGGCTGATTCACCATTCCTTTCTTTGCCATTTCGCGCGTTGCACGGAGATAAAGCTTCTTCTTCTTGGTACTATTCTTGGGCATTTAATTTTCTCCCTTTAGTCACGGTGAATGCCATCAACAGCGAATTCAGATTTATTTGTAAGATGTGTAGCGTCGAAAAACTTCGCTTCCATAGGACAGAAGTTTGTTACCTTTACGATTTCTGTCCCAACACTCGCGACCATCTCTTTACGAACGTATTGTTTATTGTCTACGAAATAGTGAACGTTACTTTCATTATAGTACGTGCGAGGACGAGTCTCTGTTACACGTTGATATTTTGCTTTCGAGATATGTGGATCTACGATTTTCTTGCAAGAATCGCAACGGTAGCTCATGTGGGGATTTCCTCCATGATATTTTCGTATTTCCAAAGTGGAGTTTCTAGAACGTAGAATCGAATTAATCTAACTCTCTCTCCTGTTGGAAGCGAAAAAGAAATCTTCCAAATAGTTTCATCTGCTTCTGCGACCATAAAGGCATCAGATAACTTTAAGTATTCGTTGATACCGTTAAGTTCGCTACGAGTCTGTACAGTAAAAAACTCTTGAGGCTTTCTATCTTCCATATTAATTCATCCTCCTGTAAAACTCACTATCGGGAACATATGTAAACTTCACATGCAAGATCGCATGACTCTCTGCACTCTGTTGTACTTGGAACTGATCTAGATTCGAATAGTTGATATTACATTCTCCACAATAGAAATGAGCAGATGGTCCTTTGCCATTCTGGTCATTAGGATTAGTGATTTTCTTCCCATGATCGTCTTTGAAATAGAATCGGACATGCTCGATCATTTACTTATCTCCTTCTTTACAAATGTTACCGGGGGAAACAAAAACACTACGACTACAAAACCCACAAAGATGTGGAATGGGCGCTTTATTGTTACAGGTGGTCGCGCGAATGTCCCGACCACAAATAACCTTTACTTTACAATCATGTTCTGTGCATTGACATTCGTGCATTAGCGATTCTCCTTTTTATTAAAACATTCCTTAGAACAAACTGCTTGGATGGAGTTATTTGGTCCATCATCTATTGAGTAAAACGCATTTTTTACTCTAAGACTCTTCTTACAAACGATACAAGAGGTAACAGAATTTAGAACGTCTTCAACAGTTTTCATTTATTCTCCTCATAGACTAACAAGAAATTAACATCGAAGTAAGGTCCGCCACAAGTAAAGCAAGACCTTCGCTTTCCAATCCTATTACGATACTGAAACTTCTTACAGTTAGGACAGATTAACTTATACTTCGCTTTTGGTTCTATGACTCCTTTATCGTAACAGCGATTTCCTACATATCCAATTGCCCTAGCGGTTCTTAACCATTGAATGTTATGACTTTCATATGGTTCTAGCGCATGGGCAATTTCATGTAGAATTGCCTGTGTTGTTTCCTCTCTGCTATTTAGACAGCAAAGTATGTTTGAGAGAGATATTACTTTATCTCTCCAATTGCAGTAACCGTACTGTCTGCTCGCACGATCGAATTTTAAAGTCCAGTCAGTTAAACCGTGCGCGTCCATTAGCGATCTTGCTTCTTCTTCTATATCGTCTAGGAGAGACATTAGTTATCTTTTCCTTTCCCTTCGTTAGTAGAAGTATTGAAGTAGATATCAAGAAGCATATTGTAAAGCGATTCGTTTTGTTGAGTAAGTAGGATATTCTTCCTCTTCTGTAGATCAATCATTCTATCTCGATTGTCTACTAACTTCTTGTAAACTTCTATTTGCTTCTTTTGTGTTTCAATCAGTTTTTCTTGAATCTGCTCTACAGTTCGATCCATTTGATTCCTCCTTAAAGTTAGTTACAATCACAAGATGCTGTAACATCTCCACAAGCATCACATTCGCTAATGCCTGTAAAATCCAATCTTGTCTCGTGAATTCCCCAATTCTCAATTGCGAATGTGAATTGGTTCAATATTGGATTGTCTACATTTCCCAATTCCTCAGGAAATGTAAACACGCTTTCGTCACCGTCCGCGATCGTTCTACTGTTATCCATCGCGTCGCGGAGGATATCGCGGATTGCGTAGTCAGCATCATTCTGCATTCTCATTAGCTTAACTCCCGTAAATAGACACGTAATACGCAACAATCTCAGGATCGGTTCTTTGCAATTGTGATTTACATGGATCGCAGTAAATGAATCCTTTGTACATTACTGCGATTCTTACTGCTCGCGTACAAACTGAGCAGATTGCAGAATCTTTTTCATTCTGCATTTCAATGTAGTGAAACTTTTCCACCTAAAACTCCTACTTCAAAAACTCAATTGCTTCATCTCGCGTACAATCGCGCCGTACCATAATCTCCTCAACTAGCTTCTCAAACTTATCGTTAGCTTGCCTTGATTCTGGAATTGGCTTTGGTTTATAGTTCTTATCAAGATCCTTAAATACCTTATCTCCTACCTTAACTCTATCCTTACGCTCTTTCCGGTCCGCGACCAGCAAATGTACGCGGAATAAACGAACCATCTCCTCCATCCAATACTTATGCTGTAGTGTTTCTTCTGGGGTTTGTTGGTCGATGGTTTTCTTGGGATTCTTTACGAAAACCTTATTCATCAGCTCTTTTATCGCAGAACCATCAAGTTTCTCTGCTCTCTCCTGTTCTGCCATGAAAGTATCTCTCTCCATGTTCGCCTCGGGACCGCTAAGATGCAGGCTATCTGTCATTTTTTCTACCTCTTTGATACAAGCACTGCAATTTTTTGATAGATGAATAGCGAGCACTTTACTATCATGCAAGTTTTCTTCCGCGATTTCCCCATTTAGTAATTTGCTCTCTTGTTATTAAATCTTTTCCTCCTACTCTAATCTTTCTCTTTATCATCTCAATTGCTAATCTTGGATATTCGCAATTGAATGGTTCATTCTCTAGACTCTCTATTATTCTTTCCAAGACTTCACTCTCGTCTTTTACTCCTTCCAATACTTCATCATTTATGAATTCCATTTTCTTACTTCCCTGAAGAAAACACTTTCCTTAAGTGCTGCGCAGTGCTACGCAGTGATGCGCAACTCAAATACCAGTGACGCAACAGTGACGCGCAAGTGCCATTCGCTGCTAAGTGCTTCATACGTATAGAGATACTACCACACCTCCCCACCCCTGTCAACCCCCTATGCTCCCCTTGCTCTCAACTCTTATCGGGAAGTCTTGCTTGTTTTCTTCTTTACGATTCTTAAATGGAAGTGTTGTTTTTGTTATTTTTTTTTTTTTTTTTTTTTTATTTCTTTTTTATCAACAAACAAACAACAAATCGCTCAAGGCGGGTCAAGGGGTCGAAAATGGGTGTAGGATAGGGGAGGAGTGGGTATCGCGTAAATATAGTAGATTCAGGTAGTTACGAGAATAATGCACTCGCGCGGCACTAGTAGGATACTAGTATTTTACCTGCGCATTACTACATGATACTACACAGCACTCAGGTAAAATAAACCCAGAAATTTGATTCAATTTCTTATCTATCTACTTAGGGCAAAGTGAATTTCTTTATGCGAAAATGAAATCCAATTTCATAATCTTGTAAGTTATTGATATGGCTAGATTTACTGGAATTCTGGAAAATCGTGCCGGTCCGAGCGGTTTTTGCTTGCATACAATGATGATGCGTGAGACACTTCCATCACGGTCCATTTCGGATCGATGAGGTTAGATCAATGGCAAACGCAACGGCAGCAAAGACGACCGAAACCCCGAAGAAGAAGCGCGAGCAGAACACAACCAAGGGCAAGTGGATGACTCCCACAGGCGCGGAATGGAAGTCCGCGAAGGAGTCCGGCAAGCTGGCGCAGCGGGTCGTGGATTCCGTTTACGGTCCGGATAAGCAGCCAATTCGTTATACGGAATCAAAGCTGCACGGAGTTTCCGCGCCGCAAGAAGCACTTGATCTTCTCAAGCTGAAGGCGGCGAAAGCTGTCAAGGCAATCGAGCACGGCGCAAAGGTTCTTGCGCGCCAGGCTGCGGCGGGAGACAATGCGCTTGCGAAGAAGATCGCGGAGCGCAAGGGAACCACGTTTGAGGAAGAGTTGAAGAAGCTGCAAAGCTAATCTCAACTCGTCGTCCCGTAAATCATACCGCGCTCGCACAGGCGGTATGATCTTTTTTGGGTCCCATATTTTAGTGGGGGTTTGGGGGAGCCCATAAACCAGCGTTCGTCTACTTTTCTTAAAGATAGATAAATATAAATTAGGGTCCCATATTATTGAATCTTATAAAAATAAAAGTTAAAAATAATAATAGAGGGATATTCAGGATGGTCCGTAAGGTCTTGGATCGAAAGGGTTTAGGTACCTTGACTCCTAGCCTAGATATCGTATCATTATATAGTACGCGACGGCGGGAGGCACCACAACATATGGTATACCTAAATCCATATCCAGATATAGTTAATTTAGATTATTATACGTTATTAGATTCTCAAGATAATGCTTGTGCTATTTGTAAGACTAAAGAATTTGGTAAGCATGGACCTCATATAGATCATAATCATATAACCAAAAAGGTCCGTGGTATTCTTTGTCATCAATGTAATTTAGGATTGGGACAATTTAAAGATAATATAGAAAAATTAAAACTAGCAATTGAGTACCTTGAGAAAAACAAATGACTCTTTTGATTACTGAAACCGAATTAGAATCTAGATTAAAGAACGCGGAAATTATCTATCATAGGATTGGACATGGATCAGATGCAACACCTCGTCCTCGTAGTGAAATGTTTAAGTCTGGTATTCCTGATTTTGTACGTAAGATTATTGCAGGAGAAGCGAGAAGCGAAATTGCAAAGAATACAGAAATTGCTACTTCTTGGGGTATCTCTGATACTGCTGTAAGATATGCAGAAGAAGGAAGGATCGGCGCCCATCAAGATAAAGGAGAAGAAATTGAATTAGCACAAGCTGCGGATGATATCGCTAATGATATTGTAACTAAAACTATTGCGAATGCTAATAGAAAACTTGCACATGCTATCGAAAATATTAATGACGATTTAGTAAAGAATGAGAAGCCACTTATTCAAACAGTTATTGCAAGAAATTTAGCTGGAGTTATAGAAAAGCTTTCTCCTAAGATGGTTGCACAGACTAATATTCAATTCAATGTCTTTACTCCTACACGTAAGAGATTAGAAGAATTCGGGGAACCGATTCAAGTCATTGAAGTTCCGGTTAAGAGATGAAGTTATTTATCTTTTATCCGCCAATGGTCAACGTAATAGTAAAAACAAATGCGCTTAAGTCAGCTACTGAAAAAGTACGAGAAGAGCGAACCGATGAATGATTCTAGCAGATCCTTACAGCTAGAAGTTCTGATGGGTAAGAATGTGTCTAAGAAGGATGATAAGAAGAAAAAGAAGAAGAGTATGAGTTATGAGTATCGTTAGATGTCTATTGAAGTAAACGATGCTCTCTATACGGAAGCGCGTAAATATAAGTTAGAACCAAACAGTAAGCCTCAAGAAACTTTCCTTGCGCTTCCAGACGATATATTTGAAGCAGGATATGGTGGTACAGCAGGAACTGGCAAGACATTCGCAATCGTAACATTACCATTATTCTATCGTTGCCACGAGATACGTGGTTTCTACGGTAAAATATGGCGACGGTCCTTCCCACAAATCCAAGAATCTCTAGAGCCTGAATCTAATAAGTGGTATCCGCAGTTTGGATATACTTATAATTCGCAGGACCATGAATGGACAAATAAAAGAACTAAATCGAAGATCGCTTTTGGTTTCTTAGAGCGAGATAGCGATGCGCTTAAGCATGATAGTGCACAGTATCATTATCTTGGATTTGAAGAATGTACTCAGTTTACTAAGTTCATGTACAATTATTTATTACATAGATGCAGGTCTGATATAAGTGGATGGAATGCAATATGTAGAAACGATGCAACTCCTGGAGATATTGGAAATACTTGGTATCGTAAACATTTCGTAGAACCTGCGCCAGAAGGTTATAGAATCATTGAAGGTCTGTGGAAGGATATAAAGACTGGTAAGTATAAGAAGGTCCGGCGCATGTTTATCAGGGCACATAAAGAAGATAACAAAGCTTTAATCGCACAAGATCCTACCTATTACGACCGTCTCGAAATGTTACCGGAAGCATTAAAGAAAGCAAAACTTTATGGCGATTTCTGGGCATTTCAAGGACAAGTCTTTGAAGAATTCAGAGCATTTCATTTAGAGGATGAACCTGAACATGCAGTTCATGTTATTGACCCCTCACTTGATAAACGATTTAGATTCGTTAATGGAGAATGGTTACCACCTGAATGGTGGCCAAAAATTATTGCTATTGACTGGGGATATAGACATGGTAACTATGTTGGATGGGGTACTGTATCTCCACAAAAAGAACTTATACTTTATCGGGACTATCTCGTCAACTTTACAGGTATAAGAAAGTGGGGTCCAGAAGCAAAGCGAATGTCGCAGAATGATGGAAATATAGTAAAAGTAGTCTGCGACCCTAGCGTTTGGAAAGAAGATGAAGAATTAGATTTATCTGTGCAGATCCGTGAAGCTACAGGATGGGATATTCAGAAAGCAACCAATGATAGGATAGGAGGGAAAAATTTATTACACGAATTATTTAGATGGCTTCCTAAACCTAAATCTTTCGATCAGAAGCAAGGATTCGATGCAGATTACGCACAGAAACTTTTACGCATTAAAGGTCACGAAAGTTATCAAGCTTACGTAGATCAATTTTTACCTGACAATACAGATGAACTGTTACCTAAATGTAAGATATTCTCTAATTGCACAGCTACCATTGAAGCGATTCAAGCATGTATCTATGATGAAGGGACCGGCAATAATCGTTTAAATGCAGAAGATGTTAAGAAACAAGACGGTGATGACCCTTATGATGGATTTAGATACTTATCTAAAGCATGGGAGGAATTCATAGGAGAAGCAAGCGATGAATGGATCAAGCGTTGCGACTATGAAGATGCTATGAAAGAATATAAGAAGTCTGGTGATTATATGGCATATGATAATCGTATGACTTATCTCGAGAACGTTAACAATTTATTACCAATAAGAAATAATCGACGCATTCGTAGACATACGAGGATAATACATTGAATTGGAGAGCACTTAAGAACTTAAATTTAACTATCTTTAAAAACAATTTATACATCCAAGGTCTACAATCTATCATTCGCTTACAGGCAGATCAGATAACTGAATTAAAGAAGGATAAAGAATATTGGAAGATACAATATGATTACGTATTAAAAGAACATGGGCATGAACAAACTGTAATAAATGCTCCATTAGATGATACTCCTCTAGATGATCCTGAACACTGGAAGCCTTTACGCGAGGCTACTGAATTACCTTCAGAGAAGCGTAGTAGATTAGAAAAGAAATATGCGGAGAAGGCAAGACTCAAGAAGGTTAAAGAAGAAGAAATGGAGGCCTAATGATTACAGTTCTAGTTGTACTAATTATTGCAGGAGTTCTTCTATATCTTCTAAACGCTTTAGTTCTAATGGATGGAAAATTTAAGACTGCTATTAATGTATTGGTAGGTTTAATGTTATTCTTATATATTTTACAAGTTTTAGGCATCTGGTCAGGAAGTCCTAAACTCTTTTCTTAGAGGTTGAAAAGAAATGGCTCAAAAAGGAAACACAAGTCTCGTTGGTGATTTAGGAAACAATCCAGCAATTCAGGCAGCACTTGCTGGGATTATTGCACAACTATTAGCAGCAGTTCCTGGATTATTAATTGGTTTATTTAATAGGAAACCTACTACTCCTATTACCTCTCCTACTCCTGCACCTGTGCCTCAAGATGATGATTTCCCAGACGATACTATTCCAGAACCTTCTGATAAAAGAGAAGTTAAGCGTGCAGTACTTAAGTTAGCACGTGCACAGTATAATAAGCAACGATTCCCGGATCAATATAAGGATGGTAATAATGGTTTATATTCTGATGAAGATAAAAGAAGTATTCAAGAAGGTGATTCAGCTCTTAATTATGCTTCTAAGTTTTGGCTTGATATTACTGCTTATGATGATGATGATAAGGAGTTCTTACGTCCTGCCGTTCTTACACATGGATTAGCCTATAAGACTGAATTCCATGTTGGCGATGCTTATATTTTAGGATTTGGTCCAGACGAAAAGAACGTTGATGGTAGTCCTAGAGCAGAAGTTGTACATACTAATGAAATGGGCCATGGTATTACCGCATGGAATAATTCGTTTGGATTCCTTCATCAGATGAAGGCTCGTAAGGAAGGTGAATATGATGTTTATGCAGTTGTTGATGGTGTAGAAACTAATCATTTTACTCTTAAGGTTAGTTAATGGCTCCAGATACTGGGAACGTTTACAAGGGATTGGAAGTACAACAGGCGATAGATCGTGGCGAGAAGGTGGTTCCTATTTCACAAAAGGCTTATACTCGTATTAGTAAGGGATTTAGAGCGGCTAAGACTTTAAGGAAGATGCAACGGGCTTCGCGTCGAAAGAATAGGAACTAAAGATGTCAGTCATTCCAGAATGGGTTAGTAAAGGATCTAAAGTTATCCTCGATCATGCTAATAAAGAGTGTGACGAGAAGCGTAAATTTATGATTCCGCGTTGGAAGCAAGCAGAGTATTACTGGAATGACATACAAGATTTATTTTACAATGCGGATAAATCAGATTGGTCCACTTTCGATGAGGATGAAGGGCAGGATGTTCTTGATGCATTAAGAGATAATAATAAGATCATTAATACATATCGTGCAGAAGGTGAATCTATTATAGCCGCTGCTACTATTGGTAATTTATCTATACGGTTCTTTCCCGAAAATGCAGACGATCCTCTGGACCTAGATAAAGCGCGTTCTTTTTCTGATAAGAGTGATTATGTCCAGAGGGTTAATAATATAAAAGAATTAAGACGCAAGGCATTTACGATCAGATGGAATCAAGGACTGGTCGCGAGTTATACATATTTTAAGAAAGATAAGAAACGGTTTGGATCGCTTAATAAAGATATCATTGGTATTAAGAAGCTTGCTTATTTAGATAAAACCTGTACGCAATGTGGAGAAGTTTTACCATCTGAACCTATTGAAGATGTAGAAGGTTTAGCCGCAGAAATGATGGCCAAGCAGCAAGCGCAAGGATTAGATCCTAATACTCCTATAGATCCTAATGCTCCACCACCAGAAATTTCTGAACCTGAAGAAGTTTGTCCAGTCTGCGGCAATCCCGAACTAGAAGAAACTATTAGAACCGAAGATATACCTTATAAGATTGGAGAAGAAAAGCGCGACCGTGGCTGTGCGACTATAGAACTTTATTCTCCACTTTCCTTTAAAGTTCCACATTATGCTACAAAAGCTTCTGATATTAATTATGTAATTCTAGAAGGAGAAATTCATTATGCTACAGCTCGCTCTCTTTATCCAGATTTTGCAGATAAGATTCATCCAAATAATATTGATAGCGAAGAAGCTATTCATAGAACTCAAGCAGATAACTATTCAGCTATTGCTTCAAATAGCTTAGTTACTATCCAGCGATTCTGGTGCAAGCCAGATATGTACAATGTATTAGGAGAAGGTAATAGCGAATATGATGCAGCCAAGTTTCTAAAGAAGTATCCTGATGGTAAGTTCGCGACCTTCATTAATGGAGATTTAATGGTAGAATGTAAAAATGAAGATATGGATGAACATTGGACCTTCGTAGAGAGTCCGATGGATAGTCATGTCTATATACGGTCGTTAGGTAACGCTCGTATTCCCATTCAGGACATGGAGAATGATCTTGTCTATTTAACTATGGATACAATTCGACATTCTATTGGCGAGACTTATTATGATAGCCGCGTTATCGACCGTCGCGCATTCAAAGAACGTATGACTAAACCTGGAGATATGACTCCAGTTAATAATAAAGTAGGTGCATCTCGTATTTCAGATTTATTCTACAGTACTAAAAGTGCAAGTCTTTCTCGAGAAGTAGATGCGTTCTTACAGCATTTAGGAACAAAAGGACAATTCATTTCTGGTGCTCTTCCTTCTTTATTTGGTGGAATGTTCGAAGAAGGATCTAAAACTTTAGGTGTATATGAACAATCTAGACAACAGGCTTTGCAGCGTGTCGCTATTCCTGCTAATGGAATTGATGATTTTCTAGCTATTACTATCCATAAAGCAACTGAATTATATGACAAAAATATGGAGAGTGATGAAATTTATAGTGTTGAAGCGGGTAATAGTTATAATAATGTTACGTTACGTAAATCAGCTCCAAATGCAAAGATTGCACGTGTTGAAGTTGTAAAGAGCGAACAGTTCCCGACCACATGGGAACAGAAGCGTGCATTTGTTATGGAAATGCTAGAGAAGAATTTAGAACCTATTAATGCTGCTATCTTTGCTGTGGATAACTTAGGATCTCTCGCGCAATTAATTGGCATTCCTGAAATGAAGATACCTGGAGTCGCAGACCGTAATAAACAATTACATGAGATTAACGAGCTTCTTAAATCTGAACCCCAAATGGATCCAAGTATTCAAATGATAGATCCTGCAATGATCGAATCTGGTCAAGCGCCCTCGCCAATTATTCCTACTATTATGCCCGATCCACAAGTAGATAATCATAATGTTCATATTCAAACTATTATATCTTGGGCCGTATCTCCCGAGGGAATTAGAGAGAAGATTAATAATCCTGAAGGATATGCTAATGTTATTATGCATTTAATAGAACATCAAAAAATAGCAACAGCTATGATGGCTACATCTGAAGAGGAACAAGAGGTAGAAAAGAATGAAGGAGAACAGGAATGAGTGTCTTATCTGATTTAGACGCCGCTCTCCCAGAAGGTGGAAGTGATGAGAAATTACCCTCTAAAGAGGGAGAGGAGATTAAGAAAGGTAGTGAAGAAAAGGATGATAAAGTATCGGATAATAAAGAAGAAGATGAAGGAGAAGGAGAAGGAGAAGATAAATTAAAGAAATTAACTAAAGACGATGATAGCGATGAAGACGAGGATGAAGATGAAGATAATGATTTAGATGATGATGACGATGATGATGACGATGACGAAGAAGATGAAGAAGTTAAGAAGGCTAAGAAGGAAGCTAAAGAACCATCAAAGATTAAGACAATTAATAAAGACTATCCCGATCTCTTTAAGAAACATCCCGATCTCAAAGCTGCATGGTTTGAGCGTAATGAATTTAAGCAGATCGTTGGTACACCTAAAGAAGCTGCTGAAGCGGTTGAAAAGGGAGAGTTATTAGATAAGTTAGCTATTGAACTAGGTACTGGAAATAGTGAGCCTCTTTTAGAACTCTTATACGAACAAGATCCAAAAGGCTTACAGGCTTTTGTAAGTAACTTCTTACCAATTTTAAATGAGAAAGCTCCTAAACTTTTCCAAGCTACTATTACTCCAATAATTAGGAACGTTCTTGCTAAAGTAGGTAAACAAGCGGAAAATGATGGAGATGAGAATACTACATTAGCAGTTAAGTATGTAGCAAAAGCTATATTTGGTAAAGGTGAGATACCGCAGTCTACGAAGATTGCTACTGTTTTAAAGAAAAATGAAGAACTTGAAGCTGAACGTGGTAAGTTATCGGCACAAAGAGAAGAATTGTTCTATAGTAATTGTATTGATCTTGTAGAACCTGAATTAGATAAGTTTATCAATGACGGTCTCGATCCTGATAATGTTCTTTCCGAAGGACTCCGCGAGACTGCTATTGAGAAGATTCGTAAGCGTGTCTATCTTCGATTACAGAAGAATGAAGAACATATGCGGACCATGCTTGCACTTAGAAAATCTGCCGCAGCTAATGGATACAGCAAGGAGTGGCAGAAGAAGATTAGTCGTCAAGTAAAGAATGCAGCTAAAGAAATCATTCCTATCATTCGCGCTAAAGAGAAGAAGCGACTATTCGGTGATATGTTCGCTAAGAAGAATGAAGATGGAACTACTTCAATTCCTTCTAGTAATGGAAATACATCTAACGTAGGTGGCGAGAAGAAATCTACTAATAAGGTTGATAGCTCTTTATCTATTCGTGAACAACTCGATCGAGTACTTGGCTAAATGAACTTAAGGGAAGAGTCTTATTCTTCCCACTGACTCGTATCCACTCGAAATTGCGCTATGGTGGAGGCGCTAAATAACTCGGGTCAAAGGGTTGTCGAGATGTACAAACCTTTTTTCTCTTTTAGGTGATTCGCTTGGCACAAAATGAAGCTGCTGTAAACGCTACAGAGATAGAAAGGGTCCGCCCTGTTGTCAAGGCTGCATTTGATACAGAAGCAGGAACTTTCTATGGAACTTTAAAAAAGAAGTCTCCTGAAGTAATTAGTAATCGTGATATGCGTATTGTTCTTAAGATGCGTCCAGGAGGTAAATTTAGGCATTATAATCCAGACGGTGGAAATTACGGTCGTGGATCTGGCGCGCAGTTTGATAAGGGAGTTATTGGCGTACATCACTTATTAGAAGCTGTAGAGTGGACAGAATTATCGGATATGGCTACGGATACGCAGAGGAAAGCGGTTCTTAGCTCTTTTAAAGATAACCTTGCCACTGCTCTTGATGAGTTGCAAAGGAATGTTGATAGTCTTTGTTTAACTGATGGTACTGGAGTTCTTGGTACTGTTACTACATATACAGTTGGTGGCGGTGTTGGTGGATCTGATAGGTTAGTTTTAGCTACTGATGGTTTCCGTTCGCACTTAATTCGTAGTGATATGGACCTTAACGTTTATAATGCAGCTCTTACAGTTAATCGTACCGCTGGATCTGAGCGGACCGTTGTTTTCCATGATATTGCAAACCATACTATTGATATTTCTCCTACTCTTGCTGGTGGTATTGCGGGAGATAAGTTAGTAGTTTCCGGTCTTTCTGCTACTCCTCCTGTTTCGGTTCTTGGAGTTCCCTATCATCACTCTAATTCTTCCACTGGTACTTGGTTAGGTCTTTCTCGTGCAACTAATCCTGAAATTCGTTCTAACCGTGTTGCTGCTGGTGGTCCCTTAGCGTTACCGTTTGCGCGTTTAGCAATGAATAAAGTTGGCGACCGTATGGGTGCTAAGGCGCGTAAGCAGAAGTATAAGGCTTGGACACATCCTTCGCAGAAGCAGGCGATGGAGGAAATTGCTACTTTAATTACTAGCTTGCAAGGTATGCCTGCTGGAAAATCTATTGATTTATATTATGGCGATAATATGCAGTTAGCTGGTGCTCCTATTATGGAACATTACTCGTGGGATCGTACACGTATTGACTTTATTAATGATGGCTTTGGTCGCGCGGAAATGCGTGCGGCTGATTTTATTAAGAAGAAGGGTGGCGGTGGACATATTTGGGAAGGTCGCGGTACTGATGGTGGTGGCGCGGCATTTAATATTCTTTATCCTGCTTTAAGTTTCAATCTCTTCCACGAGAATCCTGCCGAATCGGCATATATTGACACTCTTGACATTGTTGCGGGGTACTAATTATGGCTGAAGCTGTTAATCTCTGGAGATGGCATCCTGCTGGATTAGGCGCACAAGGAGTATTAGGTGGCGCTCTTACTGCTGCTGGTGCTCCTTTAACAGTTGCTCCTACACATTTAATTCATCACATTATAGGAACCCCAGCTATTGTTAACATTACTCCTCCTGCTCCTGATTTTAATGGTGTTGTAATCTTTATTGCAGATGGTATCTTTACTTGGACCGCTGCTGGTAACATCGCGGTTCTTGGTACAACTACTGCTGCACTTAAGATGGTTATGTTTGCTTATGATCCTGCTACTGCTAAATGGTATCCAAGTTCTGTAGCGTAAGGGAATGGGGGAGCCTAAGAACTCCCCCTTACTTTTATGGACAAAACTGAAGCGACCAATATTAATAACGTATTAGCTTTAAAGTATGGAAGCTTACATGAGAAACCTCGATTCCGATTAGTATGGGCAAATGATTTATTCGAGGTTCGTGAAGGGGAGTTTAAATATGATGTAGAGTATGGAGAGTATAGATTAGACTTAGGTACAGTTCACGAACGAAGAACGGTCCCCAAATATTCCTACTGTCAGGACCGTTGGGTTTTAGAAGAGATCATTTTCAATCAATATATTCCTAAAGAAATTGTTTCTCAAGAAGTTGTCTCTTATGAACCTATATGGGTATTTTGGACAGGAGATAATGGAGATTATCAAGAACCTGATTTTTTTCATATTGATCAAATTTGTTATTTCCGTATTAATAATACTTTAAAATCTCATCCTATGACAGAGGCACAGATAGCCGAGAAGCAAGCAATTTTAATAGCAGCTAATAAAGCTAGAATTCGGGAAGTATTAGACGAACAATTACCCGATACCGCACATGCTATAGTTCATGGTGAAGGTGTAGCATTTGGAAGAGGAACGAAAGATATGAAACCCGATGCCTAACGTAGATCAGAATCAACCATGGAATAGATCAGTTGTTTTAGGAGTAGCAGATACTACTAAAGAAGTAATGCCCGCTCCAGGTGTAGGAAAAGCTCTATGGATACGTCGTATTACAGTAACTGTTATTACCTCTGCTGCACAAAGTATAGATGTGGAAAGTTCAGACGGAGCAGTTGAGTTAATAAAAACTCCTGTATCTCCTGTTGCCGGTACACAGTTTTTCTTTGGATCTAATACTGGATTTAAGCTACCAGATAATACTGCTTTACGTACTCAACCTTCTGCTGCTGGTAATGTAGCTTTAGTAGTTGCAGAGGGATATACATTAGGAGGATTCTAATATGGAATGGAATAAAGTATGGTGTTTAGGATCTACAAATTATATACGATTATATCCTAATCCAGGATTTTCTATTCCTTTCTTCTTTAATAAACGTATAAAATGGTCAAAGTTTTATGGTTGGAAGGTAGAACGTGGCACAGTTCGCTAGACCAAATGCAGATATAGTAGATGGCAATTGGATTAAATCTACTGGTGGTAATACTGATTTATTTTCTATGATTGATGAGAGTGTTTTTGATGATGCTGATTATATAGAATCTGGACTAGCACCAGCCGCTGATGCAGTAGCTATGCATTTATCAGATGTAACTGATCCTGTATCTTCGATTAACCATACGGTTCGCTATCGTTACGGAAAAGATTCTGCTGCGGGTGCTCAAATAGATATTGTAGTACAGTTAAGACAAGGATATGTTAGTGAAGGAGCACAAGGAACTTTAATTGCTAGTCAAACTCATGCTAATGTAGGTGCAGGGTTTACTGCTGGTTCTATAGCTTTATCCGGAGCAGAGGCAGATGCTATAACTGATTATACGGATCTTCAAATACGTATCACGGCAAATCAGGTATAGGAGAAGGAGATTATGGAAATCAAAATTACAGTTCGATTAGATGAGACTGGAAATATTTCTGTTGATGGTCCTTTAGATAATAAAATTTTATGTTATGGTCTGTTAGAAGCTGCAAAAGATGCTATTAAAGCTTTTGAGCCAAAGAAAATAATTCAACCAGTTATGAAAATAGTGGGGAATATGTAATGGGCTTACAAACTTGGGTAGAAGTCTTAGGAATACCACAAATAGCAGCTGGAACTTTATTTACTACTTATACTACTTCAAAAAGTGTAATTAATCCACAGTCTTTAATTGTTCTTCCGGCTGGTTTCTGGTATATAGGACGCAGATTAATAATTAATGTTCATGGAGGTATTAGTAATATTGTTACAACTCCTGGAACTATGACTTTTGAAGTTAAACTCGGTCCAACAGCTAATATAGTTGTATTCACTTCTGGTGCTGTTCAATTAAATGCTACAGCACATACTACCCTACCTTTTAGTCTTGAAATTAATTTAACTTGTCGTGCTGTTGGCGCCACTACTACTGCAAATTTAATGGGTCAGGGTGTTCTAGAAGGAATTATGTTTACCCGGACTGCTGGACAAACAGATGATGTACAAGGACACCAAACACTTTTAGTTCCCCAAACTGCACCCGCTGTTGGTACGGGATTTGACTCTACTACTGCAAGTATTTTAGATTTTTGGACTGGATTTTCTATTTCAAATGCTGGCAATGGTATTCAAATTCAGCAATATATGGTAAGGGTTATGAACTAAATGGCGATTCTAAACCCTACTCAACTTGCACAAATCCGAAATGGTTGTGAAAAAGTTGAACCAAACATTAATTATATCAAGCCACAAATTAATGCAGCTATACAAGCTCTTGAAGATTATTTTGAGAATACTGCTCGTGCTGGATTTGGAGCCGCAATAGAAGCTGCCGCGCCCGGTATTTTTACCAATGCTCAAAAGAAACGAATAGGTCGTTTCTATTTATTTCTAAAATTTGGATTAGAGATTTAAAATGGCAACACGAGCTAAATCAATTCTTGGTGCGGCTACACTTCCGGATGGAGTTGTATTTCAAGAACCATCATCAGTTAATGTTCTAGTTAATGATCGTTATCCAGGAATGGTTTATGTTTTTAAGGATACTGGTACAAGAATAAAGTTAGGTGTTGGATTCTATATCCCACCGAATTATGTTGGAACACCAATTATTAGACTTATATGGTTAACAGTATTAACTTCTGGAGATGTACGATGGGAAGCAGATTTAACTTCTATTGCAGATGGAGAATCTGGTGATCCATCAGCAGATCAAGAATCAATTCCTTTAACTGTTACTGTACCTGGAACAGCAAGACTTCTTAAATACACAGATTTAGCATTTACTGCTGGTACATTTGCGCCTAATGATTTTGTCCAAGGTGTAATTGCTCGTGATGGTACAGAAGCAGCAGATACAGCAGCTGGTTCTGTTTATCTTTATGACGCACAATTTTTATTTTCTGATACATAAATGTCTCTCTTATTTGCAGATAATTCGACTGACAAACTAGATCTAGGATCTGATGCATCAATTGATAATATTTCATCTGGAACGCTTATTCTTTGGGGATACTGGCCAAGTGTTGCAAATTTAACTCGTGCAGTATGGAGCAAACTAGGTGGAACTCAGAGTATAATTTGTTTTCGTCGTGGTGGTGATGGTACATCGCTTCGTTTTACTTATGGGCGCTCAAGTGTAAATCAGTCAGTTGATTTATCTACTGGAAGTTTATCTGCAAATACTTGGTTGTGTGTGTGTTTTAGATGGGAAGAAGGAGTTCACATCTCGATCTATGTTGGATCTTTAACGTCTCTTCTCGTAGATCGTTCTAGTGGAGCAACATTAGGTTCTGGTACACATGATGATAGTGCCGGTATATTAACAATAGGGCAATATGCGGATGCTGTTACTAATAGCGATAACATGCAAGTTGCTTTTGCAGCCCTTTTTAATCGACGTTTAAATGATGATGAAGCTATTTTGTGGCAATTTAAACCACGTGTTTTACCGGGATGTTTACGTTTTTATATTCCTGGATTTAGTGGTACCGGAGCACAACCTGATTATGCTGGAAGTGGTATTAATGGAACAGTAACTGGTACAACTGTTGCAGATCACGTTCCACTTGGTCCATTATTTGGTTTTAACAATGATAGTTTTGATGAGGAAGTATTAACCTCAGCCGGATTAGTAGCCAATGTAAATCCAGCATTCCACCCTGGTAAAGGATTACTTAAGGCTGCAAGATTTTATCAGTCTATTAAATCTTATGAAACTGGTACTGTTGATAGAAAAGCCTTAATTTCCTGGTCGGAATTAGAAATTCCAGTACTAGATTCTCGTGGTAGAATATCATGGGCAGAATTAGAAATTCCAGAAGTAAATCATAAAGCTTTATTATCGTTTGCTGAATTTGAAGTACCCAATGTAAACCATAAAGCTCGTATCTCGTGGGCTGAATTAGAGGTTCCAACTGTAAATGCTTTAGGTAGAATATCTTGGTTAGAGTTAGAAGTACCAGATTTTATAAGACGCGCGAGATTTTCTTGGTTAGAGTTAGAAACTCCAATACTTGATGCAAGAGGTATAATTTCTTGGAATGAATTTGAAATACCAGTTGCTAATAGAAAGGTTCGTATATCTTGGGTCGAATTAGAAGTTCCGAATGCTAATAGAAAAGGTCGTTTATCATGGAATGAATTAGAAGTTCCATTTGTAGATGCGAGGGGAAGAATATCCTTTACTGAATTCGAAGTGCCTGATATTGGAGGTGGAATTGCTGGACCTGCAAGAAACTTTGATTATGATACATACTATGAGAATTGTTAATGTCAATTAATCCAGAAGCCGTATCAGGAGCTATAGTTGTTATAATTGTAGGTATGATAAAGATTTATTTTGAAATAAAAAAAGGTAATGAAGAAACAACAAAGGTACATTTAATAGTAAATAGTGCTATGTCAGAGCTTAAAGAAGAAGTAAAATTTTTGAAAGATACTATAGTTAGACTTACAGAACTTACAAAAAAGAATGGTAGTGTTTAATGGCAGTAACTGCTGGTCTTTTTGGTCATTTTGCATCTAACGTATTAGGCGGTATGACTGCTGGGGAAACTCAACGAATGATAGATATTTTATCTGATACTATTAAAGTAATGTTATGTACTTCTGTCTATGTTCCTGATCCTGATACTCATAAATTTAAGTCATCAGTTACTAATGAATTACCTGGAACTGGTGGATATACAACGGGAGGTGTAACTTTAGCAGGTAAGACTCTTACTTATACTGCTGCCGGTAATTTTTTAGTATTTGATGCTAATGATGTAGTTTGGTCAGCTTCTACTTTATCTAATGCTCGTATTGCAGTTATTTATGATGATCGTGCTGCTGCCGCGGGAGATAAGGAGTTAATTGGATTTATTGACTTCGGAGCTGATATGTCATCGGCTGGGGTTGATTTCTCTATTATTTGGGATGCTGCTGGAATCTTTAAGATCACTGTTGCTGCTGCGGCGTAAACATGGCATTACAAGCTTTTACAGATGGTTTTGACCAAAATGTCGGGACCGTTAACATGCAAGGTTCCTTTACTGATGATTTTAATAATACCAAGCGCTGCTCATTTCAATGGGGACAAGGATCTTTTGGTAATCAAACTTCTTCAGTAGATATAGCCGATTATACAGGATCTTATGATAGAGATCCCATTGTACCTAAAGATGTAACTATAAGATTCCGTGCTAAGGTTTTTCCTGTTGGAGATAGTCAAGATGTTGTATATGGAGATAGTAGTGGAGATTTTAAGACTTTTGCCAATGTAGCTTTATTTCCTTCTGGTTTAACTCCCGGTGTTCCTACTACTAACTCTTGTCCTGTTACTGGTTCTGTTAATCCTAAAACAACAGAATCTACTGGTAATGTTTATATAGAATATCGTAAGCAAGGTACTAGTACATGGTTAGAGATTGGTACACCAGTAGCTACTGGATTAAGTGGTGATAGTTCTATAGGCTTAGGTGGATCAATTAGTGGTTTATTACCTGGAACTATTTATGAAGCTAGATATAAGATAATTAGAAACACTGAAAATAGTGTAATTAATTACTCTGCTGTTGGAACCTTTACAACAGTGGGTTCTAGTAATACTGTTGTTAGTTCTCAAATAATGTTATGTACTGCTCAAGTTTTTGCTCCTTCTATTCTTAGTGGTCTTCCTGGCGTTTCAAATGTTATTATAACTCCAGTTACTATAGAAGCCTTAGGTGAAATGTTTTTACCCGCAGTATTTATAAGTCAACAAAGTGTTATAGAAATATTTGTACAATTCAATGACGTAATTATTAGGGAGGCTATCTTTGGCTGATTTTACTATTCGAGACAATAATACTAAATTAAGAGTATCTTGTCTAAAACGTGATGGTAATGTCTTTAATTTAACAGGACATACTGTAAAATTAAGATTTCGTATTCATGACATAGATCATAAACGCGTAGATATGAATATCATAGATGCAACTAATGGTATAGCTGAATATGTATTTATTACTGGTGCAGGTTATGTTATTGATGCTACTAATAATAAAATGGATATTAAAATTGGTGGTGTTGATAAAGTATTTACGGTCGCGAATGGTTCTTATTTTACAGGTGATGATTTAGCCGCTGCTGTACTAGCAGAACTCCAAGCTACAGATCCTGCAACACCTTGGGATTTTACGATTGATGGTTTTAATCAACTTAGATTTGCATTTGATTCTGGCTTTGCTTTTCCACACATATTATTACTTGGTACTGGTGCTAATTTAGCAAACTCTATTTGGGAGACTATTGGATTTACTACAGGAGTAGATTCTACTCTATTTCCTGTACATGAATCTGACAAAGATGGTATACAAGTAGGTACAACCGATTTAGGACAACAAGGTATTATGTATGCAGAAATAGAAATAATAGAAACTGCTACCGGACTTTTAGTTTCTAGCTCTGATGAGTTGATCTTCACTGTTCGAGGGAAGGTGTCAGATGGTTAATAGTAAAGACTTAGAAGATGACGATTTTGTTGATGAAGATGCTAATAAGGTTGAGGAAGTAAAAGAAGTTGTTCCTGTTCCAGATAAATGTCCTGCTTGTGGAGGTACTGGAGCGGTTCCAGAAAATATTGTAAAAGGTAAAGTAGATACATATAAGGATTGTACAGTTTGTGCAGGTAAGGGTTTAAAGATAGAAAGCGAAGATCCAAATAGATGTAAGGAATGTAGTGGAACTGGTAAAGTTATTACCTCCTTTGTAGGTGTTGTTCCTGCTACTTATGATACTTGTCCTACTTGTAAAGGTAATGGTACTAACGTTACTAATGAGTAAATGTACTGTAGTTTCAATTTGTAATTTCTCTATTGGTCCAGAGTTTAAGCCAGGATTATTTCCTAATGATTTTGTTATCCCTGCTGCTTCCGAGGAATCTTTAGCTTTATTAGTTATAGAAGATGGTTGGACTGATGTACCTCTTTTAGATCGTAAAAGTATGCGTGTTCCCGTTCTCTCTGCTGAAATTGCTCGAGCTGTTGTAGAAGATTGGAAATCTGCACAATTACAAATTGGATTAGGTTCTCAACCTGGTCTTTTCTATGTAGATGGTGAGCATGATGAGGATGATATTTTAGAGGGTTGTGAGGATTTATTAGTTAAAGCACGTAATGAGCATACTGAATGGACGAATCGTTTAGTTAAGATGGCAGATGATTTATGGTATATGAAGCAATCACATAGACAGATTTCTCGTACTATGATTCATGCTGCTAGATATTTACATGTAGATCGTGCATGGACCAAGAGTTCTAGACCTGATGATACTGTTATTTGTCCTGCATGTACTAGTAGGGTTCCTGCTGGTGCGGCGGTCTGTTTACAATGCAGAGCGATTATTGATGCGGAGAAGTATTCACAATTCGAGTTCGCAAAGGGGTAATTAAATGCCTATTTATAGCGGGCACGATATAGCAGATACTGTAAGAAATGTTTATTTAAATCGTGCAGGTATTAATGATACTGCAATGTTGCCCGTTATTAATACAATTTATGAGAACTTACAGCAACAGTTAATTGAACATGGGTGTCCTATATTTAAAACAACATTTGCTCCTATTATTATTATTATGGGTCAAATTACTTTAACATATGGTACTGGTATAAGTATCTTACCTGATAATTTTGCTTCTCCTTTAAAGATTTGGGAAAGATCAGTTGGTGAGAGTATTTCAAAACTTGCACCAATGAGTGAGAAAGATGATCTTCCTTTAGTAGACCAAGATAATACTTTGAAATTCTGGTCGTGGAATGAAGAAGCTATTAACTTTGTAGGAGCAACAGTGAACCGAGAGATAGTTATAAATGGATATAAATTCCTTCCTTTATTAGAAGAATCTGCGGACCATATCTTAATTTCTTTTGCTAAAGATTATGTTGCTGTTGCTACAGCTGCACAGTGTGCATTAAGTATCTCACATAATCCTACATTAGCGGCTGCTTTAGATACTATTGCAAAAGAAAAGTTAGAATATATATTAAGTCGTTATGTTAAGAAAGATCAATCTTTATCCGTAAGACGTAGAGGATATAGAAGGCCGAGTCGAGGAAGCCTCGTTTGAGCGATAATGCTCAGATGTGTTCACTTTGAACATGAGGATGAATTAAATGCCACAGTTTCGAGCTGTCAGAAGCGTACATGCACAGTTAGGAAATCGTGCTTTATTTGGAGCATTAGATTTTGTTGGAGATATTAGTCCTAGTAGTGGTCCTTTAGGAACAGGTGCGGGAGCTTCTGGTAAAGGATCTACATTTACAAATATATTAACTGGAGTTAAATATGTTAATGAAGGAACTGCTGCTAGTCCTTACTGGACTCCTATGGATTATAATCATCGTGGTCTTATATCTTGGCATAGCGATTTTCGTGATGGTGTTGGTTCTCCTGTTGCTGGTACTAATGCTTCAACAACTATTCCAGGATCAGGACTTAGAGTTTTTGGTACCGCTGAACCAAACGCAACAGGTGGTTTAACAGTTGCTCAAGGTGCGGGTGGTGCTGTAGCAACGATGTTCTGTGGTACAACTACAGGACTTTTAATTGCTCTTGGTGTTGGAGGAGCAACAGTACCATTTAAGCCTTCAACAATGGGTCCGTTAGTAATTGATTGTAGTAACGTTATACAAATCACAGATAATGATCTTCGTCGATTCTTTATGGGATTTGTTGGGGCCGCCGCTGATGCTCTTGTTTCTCCTGTTACTGGATCAACTGTTACATTAACAAACGTTCAAACTGACGTTGCTGGATTTATTTTTGATGTTGGTTTAACCGCAACTGAACGTATATTTGTAACACATAATAAAGCTAACGATACACCAACCTTAGTCGTAACTGCTGCTGGTGTTGATACAGGTATTGATAATGTTTTAGGTGTGGCACAAAGATTCCGCGTAGAAGTAGATGCACTTGGAAATGTAAAGTTTTTCATTGATAAATTACAGGTTTCAACTTTTGCACTTGGTTTAACTCCTGCAACTAATTTATCACCTATTATTGCACTTCACTCTACAACTGCCGCTGCGAAGAATATGTCTCTTCGTCAGTTTGCAACTTGGGCGAATAGAGTTTAAATGGGTAAACGCGACCACGATCCTTTTACTATAGATAAGTGGCGTGGTCTTTATTCTCGCAATGATACTCCCGCACCGCCACCGGGATTTATGAATAAAGCTTTAAATCTTGTCTTTTCCAATCCAGGTATTGCACAAGATGAGATTAATTTAAATTCAAGTACATCTAGAGTAAGGGAACAAATTGATTTCTTAGGCGTGCTTCCTACTGTTCCCTTACGTTTTTATATTTACAAAAAGAGTTCTGGGTATAGACTTATGGTTCTTGATAATCTTGGTCGAATTTGGGATAGCGTAGCAGGATTAACTGTGATGACTATAATTTCTATGACAGACTTTCATGGAATTACTCTAAATGATCATTTCTATATTACTCCACATAATCGTATTACTGGATTAAATGGTCATGTTGTTTGGGTATATGATCCTGATTTAGGACCTGCTGCAAGACCTGCTGCTGGAGATCCTGCTACTGGTACATTAACTGGTGCTGTATCTGCGGTAAATGGTAATACAGAACCTGGACTTCATATATTAGCGGTAAGTTTTAAAACAAATACGGGATTTATTACAAAGCCTGCTTTACATATAGGTATTACTGCACCAGAAGCTCGTAAGAGAATTAGCTTATCAGTTATACCATTAGGTCCCGCCAATATAATAGAACGTATTATTTGGATGAGTCATGTAGTTATAAATTATGATGGTAATATTTCAGCAATACCTTTATATGAAGCTTATATAATAGAGAACAATACAGCTACGTCGCTACTTGATACTATTAATCCTTATGATACAGAGTTAAACTCTAGTGCAGATCAATATGTAGAAGCTTTACATGAGATTCCTGCTGGTACTTATTTAACTGATCTTGATGGTCGTTTAGTAGTTTGTGGTGCATCTGCTGATCCACATGTATTACGTATCTCTAATCAAAATGAACCAGAGAATATTGATGCAGTAGATGGTATAAGAGAAATTCTTAAAGGTAATGGTACAGGAATTAAAACTACACGACCGTTACGTGGAAATTTAGCTTGGTGGAAAAGTGATCGTACTGGAATATTACGTGTTACTGAAGATGTACCTAATACCTGGCCTATTGAGGGTGTAGATAGTGGAATTGGTGCAGAAGTATATAGTGTAAGTGAAGTACAAGATGCACAGGATGGTATGTTTTATGATACTTATTTAGTAGCAAATCATACAGGATTACATGCATTTAATGGAACTTATATTGATATTCTTAAACCTTTAAGTTATAATATAGAAACTTTATGGAAGGGTTCATATACTATTAATAATGCACCTGTAGTTAGAGTTATTGTAGACCCTCTTTCATTTAGAGTTTACATATTAATACCATTTGAAAATAATACACATTGGTATGTTGGTAATTTTGCGGAAGGATTAAATGCAGATAGTATTAAATGGTCGCAATGGAATTTTGAATACTTAGGTGGTATATCTTCTAACTTTTTCGATGCTCATGTTATCACGGATGCTAATGTAATCAATTCGGGTTCTGGACTTCTTATCGTTCAGGAAGGTGGTACCGATTTATCTGTTCTTAATACTGATACTTTCTCTACAGGAGTTGATAAGGATGGTGCGTTAGCTGCACAGTTTGGTATTAAATTAATGGACCATGAATTACGTGATATTCATGTTGGTTCAGTTAAAATGGTATGTAGTGCTAAGTCCGGATTTAATATTGGACAGTATCAAATAGGAGTCATCGGCGACCGTAATGCACCTATAGATGTAGATTTTAAAGATGCTGTAGTAGAAGAAAAGTTTGAATATACGGATTATTTTCCAGAGATTTTAATTACAGCTTTAGGTGGTGATCTTAATATATCTAAGTTTATTGCTTTCATTGCTATTGCTTATAATGAGAGATCTAAATGATATTCAATTTTCGTAATATACATGATTTAGTTATAGGATGGTTAGTAAAAGATCCTCAATTACATGAAGCTTTAAAGAGGGTTAATAAAACTCTAATAGATGTAAGTAAGTTCTTAAACGCTCCTGATTTTCCAGTATTAAAGGTAGGAAAAATAATATTTAATTCTGATCGTAATCAATTAAATCAATCTTCTGCTATGACACAAAGTTGTAGAATTACTCATAGTATATCTCAGGCAATAGTTTCTGGGATAGATACACCTCTGGTTTTTGATACAGATATATTTGATACAGACGATATGCATGATACAGTTGTAAATAATACTCGCATAATTAT